CTGTTAATCGCACCACCTTGCTCGACAAAGCTGTTTAGCGGTCGCTCTCCGTTCACGATGATTGTGTTCTTCCAGGTACGCACCCTTTCGGAACCAAGATCTTTGTTTGAACGCTTCTTCCCACTGCCGGATGCCAGATTATATATGACCTGTTCGATATTATCTTTTATGTTTTTCTTCATCTTGGCTGTATCGTCCAGAATCAGAGGAAGGTTGTTCAGCATATCGCTCCTGACTTCCAGCTCTGCATCTGTTGTCATGAAATCACCGATATACTGGCCTTCGTCCGGACACGCCCACACGGAAGCCGCAACCATCAGCATTACGGTCTTTCCTGCTTCTGTCGTTCCCCAAAAGTCAACGATTACAGATGCTATATTAAGAAACTTGATGATTACACTGGAAAAAGATGCTGCCAATGCTATTCTTGGTTCAATGAATGATGCTGACCGGATCTGCTTTATATGATTCATCCAGACATCGCATGAACCATTTTCAGTTATTGCATTGAATATCTGAGGAAATCTAAGACCTGCATCGAAACTGATTGCGCTGTCGTATGGCAGAAAAGTTTTGTTCCTGTGCCAACCAAGTTTTGACGATGATTGGACAAGAGATATCTTGTCATCGTTGTAGTTCTCAACATCAGCCAGGTATCTGACAAGCAATTTTGCAGTTTCTGAAGTAACCGAAATCCCGTACTTTGACAGGCTTGTTATTGTCCTGGCATTAGCAATCATATCTTTCGGTACAGTAATCTCATTCCAGACACCAGCTCCGCCATTTCGTCTCTTAAATGCTATTGTTATCTGTTCTTCCCCTGTCTCAACATTGCTCATTCTTCTGACCGGAAGAATCGGATGATAACACGCCACCTGGTTCGCCCTGCTCGATTCCTGTGATTGTATCCCGTCTTCTGTTGCGATCCAGCTACCACAAAACAGGTTGCCATATTCCTTGCCTGTTGAATCAGCCTCAAAATTCGTGATTCCTTCAATTCCCTGTGTTTGTCTTTTTGTATTTTTTTCTTCCTCGTGAAGTTGCTTTTCAAGTTCTTTGATTTGTTTGTTTACATGAGGTCTTATATGAAGTTCTTTCGCTCTTTCCAGCAACTGAAATGTCAATGTGCCACGCGTGATCGGATTCTTGAATGACTCGCTTTCGTATAACTTTAGATAAAATCCAGAAGAGGTAAGTTGATCATGTGTCAGATCTTTGATGCTATTTGCCGTTTTTGCTCACCTCCTCCCTTAGGTAATCATATTGTCGCATTGCTTTTAGATAACCTTCCATACATTCGCACCATTGATCAGATAACGGATCGTAAGCCGCCATGCATTCCCTGTGCTCGTCCATTATCTGACCGTAGTGCAAAATATCCTGCTGCATTTGCAATAGCTTTATTCGCTCTTTTTGCCGCTTTTGCTCAGCAATCAAGATATCCCTTGTCCTATGTCGTGCATCATTCTTTGTTTCTGCATGGTCATAATGACCGCCGAGACGAATAAAAGCATCTTTGAATGAAACTCCATCCATCAGCATGACAAACTTGAAGATATCGCCTGATTCGCCGCATCCAAAACAGTAAAAGCTATCTTTGTATATTTTGAATGAAGCGGTTTTTTCTTTGTGGAACGGACAGCAAATAAAGCCTTCTCTGTTCGGTCTTAATCCGTATCTTCCGATTATATCTGTCATGCTGTATGTCTGTTTGATTTCATCTTTTGTCATATCTCTATACAGTCAAATGCCTCTATTGGCGGAACATCCCACCATCCAGAACTTTCCTGATATATTTGCCATCGAATATTGTTGGCTGCTTTCTCGGGAGATACAGCTGTCGTTTCCCCATAAAGCATGTCGTTTATGTAGACTTCGTATCTCTTTAGCTTTTTCTTTACTGGCAGAACGCCTTCATATCCTCTCGGTTTCTCCATCTTGCAATATCTCCATGATTCTTCTGCCTGTCTGGTCTTTCGTGCAGAACTCGAATCTTGCTCCATAACGCTCTTGAATGGTGCAAAGACTTTTGTAAAGCTGTTTCCCGTCAACAGCCTTCGGCGACACAAAGTACTTTTCTTTCTGTCCGGTCACTTTATTAATTCGCCACCTGATCTCGTGTTTTCGTGGGTTCTGCCAGAAGTAGACATCTTCAAGGCTCTTGATGTCCGAACCGTGCTCGATCAGGAACACGATTTGAATGCCGGCATCCATCGCCCTGATCAATTCTTTCTTAAATCGTTCATGCTGCTGGCAGACATTTCCGCATATTTCCTGAAGGTCTTTCTTTCGGTCAATAACCAAACGCGCATTGTCCAGATACATATAATCGCCGACATACAATTTACTAACGAAGTAATTGACTCCTATCTTGTCGAACTGGCTCATTATACGTTTAAGCTCGCTTTTCTTTTCGCGAGAATCAATCTGAAGTTGCATGTTTCCACCTTCTTCCATGTGCAACAGCGCAAACATGAGTTGGTGATAAATTAAACATTTTGGAAAGTTCAATATTCCGCATAGTTCCGCCGCATGACAGATGATTTTTTTGGATAAATTCAGCGACATCCTGAGTGATCTTGCTCATTGGGTTCTTGGCGCCTCGCGTGCTTCCGCGTTTAGAACCGTAGTTGTTATTGTATTTATGAGTGCACCATTCAAGATTGCTTACTGCATTGTTTGTTTTGTATTCATCTTTGTGGTTTACTTCTTTGCATCCATTGGGATTTTCTATAAACTCAGTCGCAACAAGCCTATGAATATTTACAGGAATTGTTTTTCCGTCCTTATAAAGGCTGACATGAAGATAATGCTTCCTGGAATCAAAACTCGGTTTTAGTATTTTCCCGACTTGTTTTCTACCCAATGAATCAAAGTGGTCAATAGATCGAACTCTTCCGGCGTTACTAATCTCATAATTTGGAAATTCACGAATGCTCTTCCAGACTTCGTTCATACAGCCACCGCCATTAATTAAAAGGAAGCTCTTCATCATCGATATTGTCCGGAATATTCATGAATCCTTCCTTGTCTGCAGGCGTGGACGTCAACCCGCCAGATTCACGCCATGACTTATGTTCTTTTGTCTCGACCGGTTCAGGAACCGTTGCAGTTTCGACCTTTTCATTCGCGCAGAACCATGCGATCTTTCTCTGGTGAGTTTCTTTTCCATTGTAGAATCCAAGCTCCTCCCGAAAGATCCCGCCTATCAATTTGTTTTTGAAACAGGCACCGAACTGATCTCCCCACTGAACAGCAAAGCCAGGATTTGATTTTTCTACAGAAGTTGTGAATCCTTTGAAACTTCTGCTGCAGTTGCCGTTCTGATCATTGACATTCATATATGTCACGCCGTTAGAAGGCCATTTCTTATCAGGACGAATATCATTTCTAAACTGATTCGAAAAATATTTCGGCTGAGAATCATTGTCTGCCGTGTCGAAGCTGATCTTGATCATCGGATCACCGTTCTTGTTTTTGGTTTCCTCTACCTGCTTGATAACAAGATAGTGCCCGCCCAAATTAATAGGTGTAAATTCGCCTGCCGCCTGAGTTTCTTTATAGTTGTTTGGCATCTGCATATTAGTTGTTCTCCTTTTCTGTAGATTCTGTATTGTTAGATGTATTGTTTGTTGCCTGATTCAGGTCTTCCATTTCGTAGTATTCACGAATTTTCCGATCAACCAATGAAAGGTCGTTCGGGATCGTCAGATCATCGAACATATCCTCCGGAGACTTACTTACAGCTCCGTTTGCCGCCTGAGTGACAAAGAAGTGTTTTCCGCCTTCTTCGATGCATCTGAGGACGATGGTAAACATCCCGGCAATATTCACTTTGTCATCAAGGAGCTTGCCGATCGTTTTCGGCTTAATATCGCCCTGTTCGTCCTTATCTTCGTGCATGATCACATAGACAATCTTGTTGTCTGGCAGTTTGTTGGTGATGAACTGCATGAGATTCCAGAAGTAATCACCGAGGCTGTTATACAGTTCAAAGACTGCGTTTCCTTTTCCGGTAGCGCTGTGTCCTCTCATAAACTGGTTCGTGATTAGGTATCCCGCGTCATCAATCACGATTGACTGCGCTTTTGAGGCTATAAGGCACTTCATCACAGTCTGATAATCATCCGTCATCCAGCCGTTTACTTTTCCCTTGAACGGAAGTGGCTTATTCAGCACCCTTATCAGATTCCAGTTTGGATTCTGACAGTTTTTCATGCTCCTGCTTTTCCCGGAGCCGGACTTACCAATAATCAGGCAAGGGATTGCCATTATTCTTCCTCCTCTCTGTCATAGACAATC